CAGCTCAGAGGCCGCCCTCAGTGCGTCTCCGAACGGGGTGCCGGGGGCCACCCGCTGGGCCATCTCCGAGCCGAGCGGGTCGGTGCTCGGCGGCGGGGTGGTCGGGGTGTCGTCGTAGAGCACCCACTGCCCGGTGGCCAGCCGCGCCTGGGTGGAGGACGACGTCGACTCGGCCCAGTGGAGCCTGCCTGTGACGAGCTCCTGGTAGATGGCGAGCGCCATGGGGATCCCTTCGGTCGGGGTCAGCGACGCCGGCGGGCGACGGCGTGGACGAGGTGGTCGGTGGTGCGGACCGCAGCCACCGCGGTGGCCGCGGTGGCGAGGGAGACGGCGAGCACGGCGGGGGCGTCGCGCCACCAGCCGGCACGCCGGGCGGGGTTGGCCAGCGCCCCCCAGCGGACGCCTGTCCACATCAGCCAGCGGGTCGTGAAGCCGACCCCGGCTTCGCGCATGACCCGCCGGAAGAGGCCGTCGGTCTCTCGCGCGTCGACCGGCGGCCGGCACCAGCAGTGCCGGTGCTGGGCCAGCTGGACGCACAGGTAGTCGTGCAGCACCGCGGCCTTCTCGTAGGCGCCGTGCGGAGGGAGCAGCGCCCAGAACAGCCTGGGCACGGTGGCCAGGTCGGTGGGGAAGTCGGAGGGGATGCTGATGACGTCGACCTGGCCGACGTAGTCCGTGGCGCCGACGGTGGCGTACTGGCCGGCGCCGAGGTAGCGCAGCACCGGCCCGGCGGCGAAGGGCATCAGGACGGCTCCGGCGACCGCGCGGCGTGAGCTTGCTGCGTCTCGATGTGGTCGCGGACGATCCGGTAGGACAGCCCGGCGCCGAGCAGCCGCGTCGCCTCGGCCTTGGCGGCCGGGAAGAGCGCGACCAGGTCGGCGAGGTCGTCGACCGTCTGCTGCGACCACACGTCGGCGCGCGTGCGCTTGCCCTGCAGCCACGGCCCGACGACGGCCAGCCCCGCCAGGGCGACCCCGACCTTCATGTCGAGCCAGCCGGCCGCCGTCGGGGACACCGTGGCGATCAGGCCGCAGACGGCGGCCCAGCGGGCCTTCAGCGCAGCAGGCTCTGCGTAGCGGAGGTACTGGAGCGCGTCGGCCGCGGCCGTCCACAGGCGGTTGAGCACGGGCAGCTCCTCGGGCGGTAGGGGCCGCTCAGCAGAGCAGCGGCAGGGCGCAGACGATGTCTCCGAGCAGGCCCCGGTCGGTGCGCTCGGGCGGGACCGGGGTCGGGCTTGCTGTGGCGGGCGGCGCCGGGGTGGTCGGCGGTGGCGAGGACGGCGCCGGGGCGGCAGCCGGGGGCTCCGAGGAGCCGCCGGACGCCGGCGGGGGCTGGAGCGGGCCGGGAGCCGGGGCGGTCGGGCCAGGCGGCGGCTCGGCTCCGGGTAGAGGCGGAACGCCGGGCTCGTCGCAAGCCAGCGCCTCCCGCAGCTCTTCCAGGTCGGACGGGCCGGCCGGCATCTGGCCCAGCACGGAGCACAGGTACCTGCGGACCTCGGCGTCCCGGGCGGCGCTCTGGTCGCGCTCCTGGTCCCGCTGGCGGGTGCGCTCCGCCCGCTCCTGCTCGAGCAGGTCCAGGCGCTCGTTCACCGCCGCAGACTCCGCGGCCGACCGCTGCGCCTCCTCGTAGGTGGCGTACACGGCCAGCAGCGACACGGCCAGCGCCAGGCCGATGAGGACGAAGGCGATGGCCCGGCCGCGGCGCACCGTCCACCTCGTCGGACGGCGCGCCGGCGGGAGCGGGGCGTTGTCGTCGGGGATGGCCGGCACGGTCACGGCCGGCCACTGGCGGTGCGTCACGAGGCCTCGCTCGGGTGGTCGACAGGAGGGATGGCCTTCGAGGTCAACCCGGCCGCGGCGAGCTCGTCGCGCAGCGCGTAGGAGTAGGCCCGCCAGCGGTCGCGGCTGCGCTCGATGCGCTGCCGCTCCGCGCGCTCCTCGGCGGCTTCCTTCGCCGAGGCGTCGGCGAGGTCGCGGAAGCCGGTCTGCACGTAGTTGCGGCGGGTCGCCAGCGCGGTCACCAGGGCCGCGACGCCGCCACCGCCGAGCAGCGCCAACGCGATGACGATCAGGGTGGGGACAGAACTGCTGTCGACGGCGGCTGCCGCGACGGGCCCGACAGCGCGCATCCGGGCCTACTCCTGTCCGTGAGGGGGCGCCTCCGCAGGCGTGATGGGCTTCGCCAGCAGCACGAGCAGCCACAGCACCGTGAGCGAGAGGGGTTTCGACAGGGCGGGCCACACGACTTGGCCGCCGGTCACCAGCCACGACGCGACGAACGAGGCCGCGACCACCAGGTACCAGACCATGCCGCCGGAGAGCACCCAGGCGAGGAGCTCGCCGGGGCGGGCGAGTGCGTAGATCAGGATGACCGCGGTGGTGAGGTAGATCAGCCCGACGGTCTCGGGGCCGGGGAAGGCCCGGAACACCGCCCAGCTGGGGCTCTGCACCGCGCTGTCGCCGCCGTAGAGCAGGCCGGCGCCGTCGAACAGGGCGACGCCGGCCAGCACGAACCCCACGGCTCGCGCGGTGATGACCCTCACCGGCTGCTGATGCACTTCCCGGGGCCGCGGCGCCATGACAGCGAGCACCGCCGTCAGGCCGGGACGACGACGATGGCGGCGCTGGCGATCGCGTCCGGCTTCTTCTCCGCCCCGTGGTTGTGCAGGGTGACGGCGGTGAACCAGGTGACGTCCACGGTGGCCTGGAAGCCGGGGGCGAGCCACAGCTTCCAGTCGTTGTTCGGGGTGATGAGCGGGTGGCCGGTGCCGTCGCCGCGGACGCCCTTGGAGTAGACGACCGCCCCGGACACCGAGTCGCCGGTGACGGTCAGCACCGCCTTGTGGCCCTCCGGCACGTAGGGGACGGTCAGGTGAACGCCTTCGCCAGCGGGGATCTGCATGGGGTCCTCCAGGACCAGGACGGAGGTGCGGGTGGACGTGCTCCCGGCCGCGGCGCGGCCGGCGTTGGGGTGGTCGGGCATGAGCTCGGCGAGCGCGACACGGCACTCGTGGAAGAACTCCTCGGCCGGGAACGGCGCGGTCTTCGTGGTGCCGGGGTCGGTGCGGCGGCCCGGGTCGCGGTAGCCGTGGTAGGTGAACCCGGACTCACCGCGGTCGGACTCCGCCTTCGTGATGAGCCGCAGTCGGGTCAGCGGCGCCTTGACGGCGCGCCGGTACTGCTGCTGCCGGACGAACGCGAGCGCCCCCTGCCGAAGGAACCCACGCCGCCGCTCGGGACTCATCCGCGCCCAGTCGATGGTGCGGCACACGAACGCGATCGCCAGCGCCCAGTTGTTGGAGCCGGTGGCGTCGTGGAACGCCCCGTGGACGTACTCCACCAACTGCAGGTTGGAGTCGGAGTCGGCGACGTCGTGGTAGGAGCCAGCGGTGGTGCGCCCGCGGATGTACTCGGCGAGGGCCTCGGCGCCCGTGTCGGGGCCGACCGTGTCCATCACACCTTCGGAGGTGTGCAGCACCGTGCACCCGGTGAGCGGCCGAGGCTGCCCGTTGGGCCAGCGGCGCTGGTCGTACCACTGGCGGGTGCCGAGCTTCTTGCCGGTCAGGTAGGCGGCCATCGTCGCTCCTCCGGGCATGGATGGGGCCCGGCCGCCGGACGGCGGTCGGGTGCGGGTGGTGAGGGGACTACTCGGCGGGTGAGGCGCTGGCGGCGGCTCGCTTGCGCGGGGTGCGCTGCGGCTTCGCGCCGGGGCGCGGCTTGGTCCCGGTCGTCGTCTGAGCGGGCTGGCCGGTGGCGGCGGCCAGCTGCTCCTGGGTCTCGCGCAGCTGCTGGGCGAGAGCGCCCATCATCAGGTCGCGGATGATGACCTCGACGTAGGGGCCGGCGACCGGGTGCTGCCGGGCCCGGGCGAGGACCTCGTCGCGGTCGATCTCCACCTGGGCGACCGACTTCGCTGGGGCCTGGGGCTCGGCGGCTCCTGGGGCGTTGCTCACGCGATGTTCCTCGTCTCCTGGTAGGTGGTCAGGTCGGCCACGGCGGCCGGCCCGATGATCAGTCCGGTGCAGCCGAACGGGGCGCCGGGGCGCTCCTCGACGCAGAAGTCCAGCTGCCGCTGTCGCAGCGGCTCGTCCGGGTGCCGGCCGGCCACCTTGGTGGCGATCTGCGCTCGGCCGTTGCCGAGGTCCAGGCCGCACTTGTCGCAGTGGTAGTGGCCGTCGTCGCGCAGGCTCACGGCTTCCCGTCCTTCCTCAGGTCGTCCACCTGGTCGGCGAGCTCCCCGACCGCGCCGACCAGGCGGGAGACGACCGCGTAGAGGTCCACGCCGAGCCCGCTGGAGCCCTGCACCTGCATCTCGGGGTGCACGTCCTGGGCCACCAGGCCGATGTACTCGCGATCGTCGCCCGCGGCGATCAGCTCGTCGGTCTCGACGTCGTCGAAGCCGTGGCGGATCTTCGGCGCCTTCGCCGGCGGCTTCATCCGGTACCGCTTGGGGCGCATCCCGCGCAGCATCGCCAGAGAGCCGGTGGCCTCGCGGATGTTCGTCTTCCCGGCCGCGTCGGACTGGATCTCGTAGCCGGCCGCCCACACGTGCACGAACCCGGTGTCGGGTCCGTCCCGGACCTCGAGGCGGGTGGGTGCTCCCAGCGCGTCGTACCAGGCGCGCAGCGACACCCCGACCGAGCGGGTGTTGACCAGCTTCAGCCGGGCTGACATGTCGAAGTTGCCGGCGTCCGGGGGGATGAACGCCGAGAACGAGGCGGTGTTGTTGCGGAAGATGACCTCGCCGTTGTCGGCGAAGCTCTGGTAGCGGTTCGCGGTGCTGGTGGCGAACATGACGTTGCCGTTGGCGCCGAACCGCTGGAACCGGGAACCGTCGTCGCCCCAGTGGATCATGTCCGTGGGATTGACCCTGAACAGTTCCTTCATGTTCGCGTTCGGGCTGGCCTTGTCCGGCACGTGGATCACGCTGAAGTAGTGGCCGCTGGCCGCCGCGGCGCCGCCGACCTTGACCGCCACCAGCTTGCTGTTGAGGAAGATCTCCTCGTCGGACTCGATCTGGATGTTGTTCCAGGTGGCTGAGGCGCCCGGCACCGGCAGGATCATCTGGATGGCCTGGAAGCCGGAGCCGACGCTGAACGAGCGCACGATCCCGTCGACCCCGGGCTGACCGGATTCGAACCGGACCTCACCGATCGACCCGGAGGCGCCGACGATGACGCGGCGGGTGCCGGGCGGGCCGGTGACGATCTGCCCCATCAGCAGGTTGTTCTTGCCGTCGAGGTGGATCGTGAGCGTCTCGTCGTCGTCGAAGCCCTGCAGCGCGAGCGAGTTCAGCTCGTACCGCTGCCCGGAGTAGGCGCTCGCGACGCGGCCGCCGATGATCAGGTCGAACATTGCGGTACCACCGACGAGCTTGGCGACGGTGAGCGAGGACAGCACCTCGTCGCCGAAGGTGGCCGGCTCCCACGAGTCGCCGTCCCACGCCCATGCGCCGACGATCGGGCCGATGGCCGACTCGCGCTTGAACCAGGGGTCGCCGACCGCCGTGCCCGGCCCGGACGGGTCCTCGAGCGAGAACGACACCTTGTTCTTGCCGTTCGCGGCGGTCATGCCGACCGTGATCTTCTCGACGACCGTCGGGTACAGCTCCCGCTCGGTGATCGCCCCTTCGGCGATCCGCCCAGGGCGCAGCACCGGGGTCGCGCCGTGCAGCTCGAGCTCGACCTCGTCGCCGGCGGCGGGCAGGAAGTGCGAGCCGGCCGCCAGGTCGGGCAGCTCCTCGGCGCCGGGCACGGCGACGGTGAAGGTCCCGGTCGCCGGGTCGGTGTCGGTGACAGTCAGCCGGCGGATGCTGGGGATCTGCCCCCGCACCTCGGCGAGCTCCTCGCGGAGCGCTTCGAGCTCGAGCACCAGCGGGTCGTCGAGGGGCAGCGTCGCGGTCATCAGGCGGCCACCTCCTCGATGGGGAACATCCGGCCGTCACGGGCCAGGCGGGAGCTCCGGCAGCGCACCGTCATCTCGGCGCCGTCGCCGTCACCGACCTCGAGCGGCATGTCCAGCTCGTCGACCACGACGCCGCGGTAGTGGAACCCCGAGGCCGGCCGGTGCAGGACGACGGCCTCGTCGACGTACTGGCCGGCGTCGGGCGGACCGGTGAAGGTGGCGGTCTCGGTGCGGCCGAGCTCGTAGTCCAGGCGGGCGACGGCGGCCTGCATGGCCTGGTCCACGGAGTGGAAGTGCTGGTTGACCAGCGTCGGGGCCGGCCGGGGCCCGTAGCGGCCGCGCGCGTACGTCCGCGACGTCGGGTCCAGGTCCTGGGCGACCGCGCGGATCCGGCCGTCCGGGGACTCGGCGATCACCACGTTGAAGATCGTGTCGGTGTCGATCTTCTTCGTGACCTTGCCGAGCCGGCCGGTGCCCTCCGCGTACATGGCGACCGGCGCATCGGACTGCGGACCCGACATGGCGAACACCGCCTGGCCGGTGCGGTCGTGGAACAGGATGCCGCCCACCGAGGCGGCGAGCTCGCGGGCGGCGTCCCACACGTTGGTGGTCGACGGGTAGAGCAGCGGGCCGCAGGTGAAGCCGGTGCGCATCGCCAGCAGCGTGACCGTCGGGTTGCGCGCGGCCAGCAGCATCCGGATGGCCACCTCGATGGGGGTGCCGGCGCGGACGGTGAGCGCGTTGAGCATCTGCCCCTGGTAGATCAGTGCCCGGTCCTGCCCGGTCAGCCGGATCGTCAGCCCGTCGGGGGTGTCGTCGAGCTCGTGGGAGGTGAGCCCGAAGACGCCGAGCGGGGCGTACTCCCGCTCGCGGCGGCGCGGCGGCCCGAACACGACGCCGCGGTACGGGGCGATCTCGCACTCGTCGGCGTTGAGCAGGTCACCGACGTCGCCCTTGCCGAGGGTCCCGGTGGGGTCGACCAGCGTGCAGCCGACGCTGGCGCGCACCGAGCTCCCCGCCGAGGCCGACACCTCGCCGCCGATCGCCTTCAGCGTGTACGCCCAGGAGCCGCCGTGCAGGATGTCGACCTTCGTCGCGACGGTGTGGCCGCCGCGCGCGGTGCGCGCCCGCTCGGCCTCCGGGGTCCACATCCAGGCCATCAGCTGCCGTCCGGCGCCATCGGGGGAGCGACCTCGACCAGGGGCAGCACGACCTCGTGGGAGTGGCGCAGCGGGGTGTCCTCGCCGGGCAGTGGCTCTTCGCGCTGCTGCGCGTAGTTGATGCTGCCGAAGATGCGGCAGTAGACGGCCTCCCCGAACGGGTCGCGGAGCAGCAGCACGCTGTTGCTGCGCTTCAGAGCCCGGACCTTCTCGAACTCGCCGCGGCCGTTCAGGTCGAGGACGAGGTCCTGGGTGCGGGCCTTCGGCTCGGAGTCGACCAGCAGAGTGGGGAAGCGGTCGCCGGCGGTCTGGAACAGCCCGCCGCCGGTCGGCTCGCTCCAGCCCCACTCGCCGACCGCGATCACCTCGCCGCCCAGCGACGGGTCGGCGATCGACGTCAGCGCGATCGTGCGCGTGCTGAGGGCTGCCTCGGCGATGTTGGACGGCTCGGAGATGACCGCCGGGTCCAGCCCGTAGACCCGGGCCCGGTAGCGGCGCGCCGGCCCGAACGGGATGGTCCAGTCGGCGGCGTTGGTGGTCGCGGCCCGCGGGACGGCGTCGGCGTCGAACACCGGCACCCAGGTGGCGGCGTCCGGGTCCTGCGGGTCGTAGTCGTCGGAGAACTCGAACCGCACGAGGTTCGCCGTGCCGGCGCTGGTCGACACCGACAGCGCCACCGACAGGGTGTCCTCCGACGGTGTCGCGACCAGGTTGGTCGGCGTCGCAGGAAGCGGGACCGCCTGCGACCACGCCCGCGTCGACCACGTCGACCAGCTGACCGGTCCGGCGGTGTCGCGGGCGCGCACGTACATGCGCTTCGGCCCGTTGGCCAGGTGGACCGGGGAGACGATGCCGCGCAGGGTCGGGTTGGTGATCGTCTCGGCCACGAGCGCCTTGTCGCGGTGCGCCCACGGGTTGGTTCCGAGCCCGGGGGTGCCGTCGATGACGGCCTGGTCGAAGACGAGCAGCTGCACCTCCGCCTGGGAGTCCTTCTGCGCGTCCGAGTACGCCCACGCCAGCATCGGGCGCGTCGTGGTCTCCACCGTCGACGCGGGCGACTGCGGGGAGAGACCGCCCGCGACCACCGTGGGCGGGGTGGAGGCGAACCACCGGTACTCCTGCCCGAACGACCACACGCACAGGAACTCGAGCGGGTCGTCGGGGCTCAGGATGGCCATGCGGCGCGCCCAGTCGCCGGAGTTGTTGTAGGCGATCGGCGTGGACGGCTCCGCCCCGCCCCACGGGATCGGCCAACCGAACAGGTCCAGCGTGTAGCCCGCCGGCGACACCCAGTCGGTGATCGCCAGGTCGCGGGCGAAGTCCCAGTCCCGCCGGTACGGGGCCCCAGCCGAGACGGGCACCGGCACCGCCGAGAAGTCGGCGTGGATGCCGCCGAACCCGTCCAAGGTGTACGCCCGGATGACGTCCGGCCCCCAGGACACCACGAGCTTACGGGCGATCAGGTAGGACCAGCGGTTACCGGGCCGCCACACATTCGCCGGCGCACCACCGAACGCGTGGATCGTGCCGTACCCGTCGAGCACGTAGCCGCGGCCCTGGTTGAACGTGTCCCACGACCAGTCGCGGTAGATGCCCTCGAACCAGTAGGGCACCCCGGCGAGCTGGTTGCCGCCCTCGCCGCCGAGGGACAGCAGGTCCGCCCCGCCGAAGGCGTGCACCCCGCCCTGCTTGTCGAGGACGTAGCCCTTCATCTCCGTCCAGTCGTAGACGTGGATGGCGACGGCGACGGGCTGGTCGAGGCGGGTGAACCAGCCGTCCGGCCCGTCGGTGACCGGGGGGCAGTTGTGCGAGTCGATGCGGCCGTTGCCGTGCAACGTGACCCACTGCTCGCGGTCGTCGGGGTTGACGCGGAGGTCGACGACCTGGGCGGCGGCCATCAGCGGCGACTCCTCACCTTGCGGCTGACCTTGGCGTTCCCGGAAGCGATGACCGCGCCGGCCTCCTCGCGGGCGATCGTGCGGATGACCCGCGAGTCGAGCTGGACCACGGTCTTGTGGTCACCGACCGACACCAGCACCGGCGGGGCGGCCACGCCGCGGCTGACGAACCCGCCGGCGGCGTAGTGGCCGGCGGCCGCGGCGGCGCGGCTGCCGGCGAGCTCGGCCAGCTGCGCCTGCGACTGGCGGGCAGCCAGCGCGCCGAACTCTTCGGCGGCCGTTGCCCAGTCGCCGCGGTTGAGGGCCTCCATGCCGGCCGGGGCCTGGGATGCGACGCGCTGGCGAACCATGAACTCGCCGTTCGAGCCGTACATCAGGATGCTGTCCGATGTGCCGGTTCCCGGCCCGTAAATCCAGCCCCCGCCAGCGCGGCGGACGTTGACGCCGGCGCGAGGCTGCACATCTCCGGTCTGGACGGTGTTGACCGTGATCGTCGCCGTGCGGTTCCGGGCCACCCGGTCGATCGCGGCCTCAGCGTCCGCGGTCAACGCCACGACCTCCACCCGGCCATCCGGGAGCGTCGTGACCCTGAACCCGAGGGTCTCCAGCAGCGCGATCTGCTCGGGGGTGGTGGAGGAGACGATCACCGTCTTCGAGTTCGGGACGTTCTGCACCTCCAGGCCCAGCTGCTGGAACGCCGCGGCCGCCACCTGCCCGGCGTCGGTGGTGCCCTGCAGCTTGGCGATGGTCTGCTGGATCGCGGCCGGCGTGTACACCCCGAGCTGCTGGGCGGTGATCATCAGCTGCGCCAGGTAGGCCGCGTCGCCGGCGGTCGCCGCCTCCTCCGCCCCGCGGGACTGGTTTACGGCGATCGCGTGCTGACGCGCCGACTCGGCGGTGGCCATCGTCTGCTGCTCCAGCTGCAGCAGCGCCGCCCGCCCCTCGGCGGACTCCACCCCGTACCGGTTGACCGCATCCGCGGTGCGCTGGATCTGCTGCTCCAGCTGGTTCTGCTGGCCACGCCACGCCAGGTCGGTGTTCGCCGCCTCGAGCGCCTGCCGGGTCTGCTCCGACATGCGCGCGTTCACCGACTGCATCGCCCCGTCGAGCTCGCGCTGCCGGAAGGACAGCACGCTGGTCCAGTGCGCCAGCCGCTCTTGGGCGATCCGCGTGTCCTCATGCCCCCGACCCAGGGTGCGGAGGCGCGTGGCGTAGGTGTTCGTCCACTCGGCTACCTTCGACGTCGCCTGCTCGACCGGGGTCAGCGAGTTCCAGTAGCTGCGGGACGCCTCCTCGGCCTCTTCCAGCGCGCGACTCGTGATCCCCAGGTCGACCTTCAGGTCGCTGACGAACCGGTCCCAGCCGAAGTCGACGCCCTTGTTCTCGCCCGCCCCCTGCCCCGCCAGCTCATCGCGGTAGACCTGCATCTGCCGGCGGGCTTCCTCCGCCGCAGCCCCGCCGGCCCGCAGCTGCTCAGCCCACCGCTGCCCGGTCTGCGTGGCGTTCTGCTGGGCACTGGACAGGAGCGCCACCCCTGCAGCTGCGCCGGCCATCGCGACACCCCAGGGGCCGCCGAGGAACCCGACCAGCCCCGCCCCGGCGGACTGCAGACCCCTGATGCCGACGCTGCCCGCCGTCTGCGCCGCGCGGCTCAGCCCGTGCACGCGGGACGCGAAGCCGTCCACCGCCAGCCCGTACTGGGCGGTGCGCCGGTTGAACTCCGCGATCCCGCCGCGGTAGGCGCCGGTGATCTGGTTGATCGACCCGGTGACGGCCGGCACCTGCCGGTCCAGCGCGGTCGCGATACCGCCGCGGAAAGCCTGCGAGCGGGTGATCGAGCTGTCAGCCAGCGCCATCTGCATCCGGACCGTCTGCCCGAACGTCGTGAACGGGGCGGTCATCCGCCCGGTGAGCCCGGTGGTGGCCCAGTCCCCGGCCCGGCGACCAGCCACCCGGAACGCGACCAGGGCGAGCGCGGCGGTCTGCAACGGCCCGGGCATCGCCCCGAACGCGCCGGCGGCCTTGGAGGCCAGGCTCACCAGCGGGCCAACGGCGTCGAGCGCCAGCTCAGCGGCGTCCGCTGCCACCTCCAGGCCCCCGCCGACAGCGGCCAGCGGCCCGTCGGCTTCGGCCAGCTCGCTGGCGAGCTCCCCAACGGACTTGGCGAGCGGCTCGACGGTGTCCACCGCCTTGCCGGCCAGCTCGCCGAGCCGCTCCACACCGTCGACGGCGACGTCCAGGCCGCGGTCGACCAGGTCGCGTGCCCCGTCGACCAGCGGCTGCCCCAGCTCCCGCCAGGCGGAGGCCACCGCCTCGCGGCGGGCCTGCATCGCCTGCCCGATCCGCGGGGCCATCTCCTGGAAGTGCCCGACCACCTCGTCGGCGGTGGCCAGTGCCCGGTCGGCGACCTCGGGCAGCCGGTCCGCCGCCGCCCGCACCAGCCGCTCCAGTGACGGGGCGGCCCGCTCGAACACGTCGATCTGCACCGTCTCGACCTGGCTCTTGAACGCCTCGATGGCCCCGCCCAGGCCCTGCGCCTTCGCCGCCGCGACGTCGGCGGCAGCGCCCTGCCGGCCGATCGCGGCGGCCATTTGGTCGAAGCCCTCGCCGCCCTCCTTGGCGGCGATACCGGCCAGCCGGGCGGCGTCCGAGCCGAACAGGGTCGAGGTGGCCATCTCGTACTGCTGCTGCGTCATCCGCCCCTGGGCGGTCTGCAGCTGCTCGAAGATGGCCCGCAGCCCGACGAAGTTGCCCTGAGCGTCGTAGGCCGTGAGGTTCAGGTCCGCCATCGCGTCGCGGGCCTGCTTGGACGGCGACTGCACGGCCAGCAGCGCCGACTTCAGCAGCGTGCCGGCGTCGGAGCCCTTGATGCCGTTGTTCGCCAGGATGCCCAGGACGGTGGCGGTGTCCTCGATCGAGATCTTCGCGTTCGCCGCCACCGCCGACGCCTGAGACAGCGCGTCGGCGACGTCGGTGATCTCCGCCGACGACGCGTTGGCGGCGTTGGCCAGCACGTCGGCCACCCGCGCCGCGTCGGAGGCCTCCAGCCCGTAGGCGTTGATCGCGTTGGCCTGGATCTCGGCGGCCCGGGCCCCGTCGATCTGCGCCGCGGCGGCGAGCTGCAGCGACCCCTTCGCCGCGTCCTGCGCTTCCTGCACGCTGAAGTTGGCCTTCGCCAGCTCCGTCATCACCGCCGCGGCGTCCGCGGCGGACGTCGCCGGCAGCGTCAGGTCAGAGCCGAGCTCCTTGGCCGTCTGCCCGACGGCCTTCATCTGCTCCTCGGTGGCGTTCGAGACGGCGCGCAGCGTGTTCAGCTGCGCCTCGTACTCGATGCCCAGGTTCAACGTCGAACGGGCCGCGGCGACACCGGCAACGCCGATGCCGACCGCGGCCACTGTCAGCGCCGCCTTCGTCGCCGCCGCGAAGCGAGCGACCCCGGAGCGCGCCGAGGACTCCAGGCCCGAGCCCAGACGGTTGGAGAACCCCCGCAGGTCCGGGTCGACCCGGATCTCGATGCGGCCGCCGGGGCTGGTCACGACAGCGGCCTCCTTCGATAGGGGTCAGGCGAGCAGGGCGAGAAGCCGCACGTGGGCCTCGTGGCCGTGGACCTCCTCCACGGCTGGCTCCGGCAGCCGGGTCAGGTCCTCGGTGAGCGACCAGCCCTCCGGGCGCAGAGCCACAGGGACGACCGACGGCAGTTCAGGCGGCGTCTGCTTCATCCGCCGCGCCCGCTTGGCCTGCGTGGCGAGCTCGGCGTGCTCCGGGTACGCCTCCGGGTCGAACGTGGAGGAGCGGTAGTCGGCGATCGCGGTGTGGACGATGAAGTCCAGGAGCGTCGCCACGTTCTCCTCGAGCGGGGTGCGGCCGTCGTGCCGGCGCCGCTGCCACGCCGACTCCGGCGGCAGGGTGTCGATCAGCGCCCACATGCGGCGCAGCGGCAGGTGCTGCCACGCCCAGTCCGCGGACAGCTGGTGGAACCGGTGCAGATCGGTCCAGATGACGTCCCAGGCGTCCTGGTCGGCGTGCAGCCCGATCAGGACGCCGAGGGTTCCCCCAGGCCGAACAGAGCCCTCTCGAACCGCTTCCAGAACTCGGCGGCGAGCTCGGGCAGCACCAGCTCGTACAGCGCCTCGAGGAACTCGTCGGCCCGCGCGCTGCCCGGCAGCGACTCCATCACCACCGGCTTGTCCACCGGCTTCCCCTCCTCGCCGGGCACGGTGACGGTGACGGTGCGCTCCGGGGCGGCCTCCTCGTCGGCCATCATGCTGGCCAGCGCCGCCCGCCACCCCTGCTCGCGGACCAGCCGGTCCCACGTCTCGGCGCGGCCGCCGGTGGGCTGCTTGAACTCCCACCAGCGGTCGAACACCTCGAGGCGGCGGGGCGTGTTGGCGACGTCGTGCAGCCACTGGTTCAGCGACAGCCCGTCCCCGCCCGGGGCCGCCGCCGGCGAGAGCTGAACTCCCGCCGGCGGCGTGACCTCTGCCCGGGAGGCTCGCGGCGCGCGCTTGGCCGCTGGCTTCCGCCCGGCCGCCGGCTTCGCGGAGGTCGAGCCCGAGGTCACGGCGCGGCGGGCGCGAGCGGGTTGGAGTCGACGAACGGGCGCACGGCCCGGCCGCCGCCGGCCGGCGTGAGCGCGGTGATGACGAGGTCGTAGCCGTTGAGGTCCTCGTCGTTGATGACCTCGTTCGGCAGGTTGTCCAGCGTGCCGCGCTCGATGTAGTACGCCTTCGACCCGTGGCCGGGGTCGCGGCACACCAGCAGGAGCGCGAACTCCTCGTCGTCGCCCTCGATCAGCTCGAACACGCCCGAGCCGGTCGCGGTCTCCGCGACCGAGCCGCCGCGCAGCAACGTGAGGATGGTGGCCTTCGACTCGTCGACCGGCCGCATCGCGATCGACTTGATCGCGTCCTCCTTCTTCTTCCGGTACGCCCCCTTGGCGTTCCAGGCGCTGAGGTTGGAGGACTCCTGGTTGGACGACACCTCGAAGCCGGCCTTGATCGCCCCGTAGGCGTCCCAGCCGGTGAACTCGTCGTCGTTGAAGATGTCGACGCCCTCCCCGGCGGGCAGGGGCGTGCCGGCGGGCGCACGGAACGCGTCGCCGTCGACCCACAGCCTTGACTTCGACGCGTCGGTGTTGTTGGACATCGGTTCTCCTCCGGTGAAGGGGTCTGGGTCAGACGGGGGCGTGCATCCGGACGTCCAGGCGGACGCCCTGCTTGAACACCGGGGCATCGGCGCCCCGGCTGGTGTCGGTCATGTCGAACGGCCCGTCGAGCGGGCGGGCACGCCACGACGCGCCCTGGAACACCTGGGCGCGCCGCTTCGACGCGAAGTGGACGGCGATCAGGCCGGCGACCCGCTCCACCGCCAGCTCGGGCAGCTCCTGGGCAACCGGGGCGGCGGCGCCGACCTCGATCTGCACGGTGCGCGACCAGGCGCCGCGAGCGGCGTTCAGCGGGAACCCGCCCGCGGACCGCACCCACACGAACAGGCCGCGCACGTCCGTCGGCTTGCGGGTGCCGATCCGGTCGGCGCCGCCGACCCGTTCCACCAGCTGCGTGAAGCCGCGCAGGTCGTCGAGCACGGCGAGCACCGCCGGCGGCGGCTCGGCCAGCAGCTCCTGCTGCGGCCCGGTCACCGCGGCATCCAGCCGGAGTAGCGCCCGTACTTCCGGGCCGCGTTGATCATCGTCGCGTGCGCCGGGGTGTCCGAGGTGCCGAGCTCCTTGTACACCGACGTCGAGTCCCGGTTGAACACTGCGACGTCGTCGCCGCGGGTGGTGACGGTCGCGCCGTCCCGGTACTCACCGGAGTCCACCGGCGCGCTCCCGCGGTGGTCGGCCACGATCGCCTTCGCGATCTCGACACGTCCGGGGGTGGAGAACCGCCGGGCCTGCTGCTCGACCAGGCCGCGGTAGATCGTCACCCGAGCAGTGGTGGCCGTGGCTTCCTCCCCGGGGGCGGGCCCGCCGGCCGCACCGACAGGGCGGAGACGACGAGCGTGAGCGTGGCGGTGACCAGCTGCCCGGGCCTGACGGCCACCTCGTGCAGCACGATCGGCGTGCCCTCGGCCACCGCGAGCGGGACGCCGTTGAGCCGCACTTCGTCGGGCATCAGCCCTTCGCCGCCCGACGTGGCGCCGGTGTCGACGACCTCGAGGAACACCGGCTCCGGGGCGGCGCCGGCCACCGGTCAGTCGCCGGCGGCCGGGGGGGACCAGGAGGCGATCGTCGGACGGTTCTCGCCGGCCGCCTCCGCGTCCTTCACCCGCTGCACCTCGGCCGCGTCGTCGGCGTGCTCCTCGAGGTAGGCGACCACGTCGCGCACCTTCTCGCCGGCGGGGTCGAACGGCTCCTCGGCCTCGGCCTGGTCGTGCTCGGTCCACTCGCCGGACGCCAGCCGCTCCCGGGTGGCCTTGGAGTGCGGGCTGGCGTAGTGCACCCGCCCGTCCTGGTCCCGGTACACCCCGACGCTCGCCGTCACGAAGCCGCCCACGGCGAACGTCGCGGCGGGCTCGGCGGCAGCGAGGTCCGCGGAGCCGGTGTCCGTGGCCGCCGGGTCGGGGCCGAGGACCGGGCTGAGCGCCGCCGCGGTGCCCGCGTCGCTGGTCGTGGTGGTGCCGGCGTCGGTGGCGTGGGCCGGACTGGTCATGGTGTCGCTCCCTGCTGCTGGTCGGAGATGAACTTCAGACGTGCCTCGATGTGGTCGGGCTCGCCGGTGAGGAGCGAGGCCAACGTCTCGGGCTGACCGTGCACGCGCAGGAGCGCGCCCGTCTCGACGACGCGGACCGTCGTCCCGGCCTTCACGGGGTCGCCCGGCGGGAAGTTGCCCGCCCAGTCCGCGACGACGGTGCCGTCCGGGGCGAGCACCTGCTGCTCGGTGTTGAGCTGCCACAGATCAGCCACCCCGTCGGTGACGGCCGGCGGCCCGGGCAGCCACGTGGTGTTGTCGGCGTCCCGCACGGGCTCGCCGGGGTTGAACAGCTGTACGGCCTGGGCGAAGGACCGGCCCATCACCACGGTGCCCAGCCCGGACGGGCCGACACGAACGCGGTGCCCAGGGCCGGCAGCTTCGACGTCGACCGGCCGGCGCCGGGGCGCAGAGCGGCGAGCTCCCCCTCGGTGAAGAACACGCCGGTCGGCTTGCCGTCGAAGGTCATGCCGTAGCTGCGGTTGCCGATCGTCTCCTGCAACTGCTTGGCGCCGTTCGGGTTCTGCAGGAACCGCACGACGGCGTCGACGACCGTCGACGTGACTGTGCGAGCCAGCTCGGGTTCGTGCTGGATGCGGGCGTCGATGTCGGGCACGAGCGTGCGCAGCAGCGACGACGCGTCACCGAGCCGGACGATGGCCCGGTCCTTCTCGGTGTCGTTGCGGAAAGGGCGCCAGCGGCCGATCACGTCCTCGGCGGTCGCGAAGGCCGCCGGCGCCCCTTCGGTCACTGGCCGGCCGGCTTCTCGGTCGGGATCTCGGCCTTCTCCAGCGCGGCGATGATCTCGCTCTGCTTGGCGTCGTCCTTGATCTCGATCTCAGCCGCGGCCAGCTTCGCCGCGTTCTCCTCGGTGCGGGCGTACGCCAGCCAGTTCGCCTGACCGGAGCCGTTGCCGGACTTCGGCGGCAGCGAGCCGTCCGGCTCGGAGGCCTTCCGCGCGGGCTTGGCCTCCGGCTCGCCGTCGAAGGCGCCGTCGTCGACCTTGACCCACTTCGGCAGCTTCTCCCGCGGCGTGCCGCCGGGGAAGGACTGCACCTGGCCGTCCGGGCCCGACTGGTACAGGGTGCCCTTCAGGGTCTGCCCGGCCATCAGGACAGCACCGTCGCCGTCACGATCTCGTCCGGCCGCTCGATGACGGGCAGACCGATCGAGGCGGTCAGACCGGCCCGGAACACCGGGTGGTCGTTGACCAGGGTGACCGCCACCATGCCGGGGGCGACCTCCTCGGCCAGGACGCCCTGCTCGCCGAGCAGGGTGGCCTCCTCGGTGAGGCCCGTCTGGGTCTCACCGATCGGGTTGTCCGCGCCCGGGAGCAGCACGAACCGGTCCTCGGCGATGACCCGCTGCCGCACGGGGCGGCCGTTGCCGTCCTTGGCGCCGGTGTCGATCTTCCGGTCGTAGGTCTCGATCCGCGGCAGGCCGAACGCGGCCAGCTGCTGGTTGAGCGCCTCCGGGCTGATGATCGACGGGCGCGGGTTGAACAGCCCGCGGATGCCCTCGTTGAGCAGCATCGCCTGCAGCACCCGGCTCGAGGTCAGCGCGACCTCGGCCGGCGAGCCGGCCGAGTCGATCCGGACCTGCTGCCACGCCATCAGCTCGGCGAGGATGTTCGCGGTCGGGTCCAGCCATGACACCGCGCGGGTGACCTTGTTCTCGGCCGGGATCTCGAAGTCGACGGCCTGGTTCACGCCGTTCTCGTTGACGACGATGACGCCCTGCGAGATCGCCATCCCGCGCAGCAGCTCGTACTTGTTCTGCACGGCCTGCGTGGTGCGGGCGAGCACCGCGTTGACGGTGTTCGCCACGGCCTCGCCGTTGTCCAGCCCGGCGAGACGGCGGGCGCGGATGGCCTCGGTCTCCGTGATGACGTCCATCGCGGAGATCGCGGGCAGACCGCCCTTGACGACGGTGGCGTCCGGCCGGCCGATGATCGGCGCCGGCATGTCGAAGGCCCGGATGTTCGCGGCCTGGTTGAACCGGTCGGTCCGGGCGAGCCGGTAGTCGACTGTCTCGTTCTCGACGACGGGCAGGTACTGCTCGAGCCGGTTCTCCGGGAAGGGGATCTCCCGGATGGCCAGCGTCGCGACCTGCAGGTCGACGAGGTCGGTGATGATGCGCATGGGTCAGGTCCCCTCAGAAGTCCCGGTAGCGGATGTGCTTGAGGTCCGCCTCGGCCGCGGCGTCGTGCCCGCTGTTGGCGGGCAGCCGGTTCCGGATGACGGACCCGTGGGTGAGCAGGGCGACGTCGTTGCGGGAGCCGGCGGAGACCAGCTGGTCGCTGATCAGGTGCCCGACCGCGACCTGGCGGCCGTCGGTGGCCTCGTCGTCGTACGGACCGAGCAGCTTGCTGGCCGTCACGCGGCCCATCTGCACGCCGGAGGGCACGAGGCCGTCCGGGAAGTCCGAGGCGGGGAACAGGTCCCCGTTGAGGGTGCCGGGCTCGGGGGTGCTGAGCCCGTGCAGGTCACCCATCCAGCGGTGGTCGCCGCCGCCGTACCGGGTCTTCTTCTGCGCGATGCCTTCCACGGCATGTCTCCTTCAGGTGTGTGATCACGAACCACACCCGGTGGAGACCCGTGACGGGTCTCGCGGGCGGGGGTCCTACGAGGTGTGGCGCTCTCAGGAGCCGGTGGTGGCCTTGGGCCGGCGGCCCAGGGCCCGCTCCATGGCGTTCCGGGTGTCCGCGACGTCGGGCTTGCCCGCGCCGGACTGCCGGTGGCCACCAGCACCGTGGCGCTGCTGCTGGCCCTGCTGACCGCCGTTCTGACGGCCACCGCCCTCCTGCGAGTCGCGGGGGGCGAGCTTGTCGAGGCGCGCGGTCACCTTGTCGGTGTCCACGTCGCCGTCGTCCGTGAGGTACTTCGTGAGGTCGACGTCCTCGAGGAGGGCGTCAAGGTCGACTGGCTGTCCGTTGATCGTCCGGCCGGCAGCGGCTGCCCGGAACTCGGCCTTCACCAGCCGGGGTGCCTGCGCGGCGCGCTCCTCGGCGCGGGCCTGTCGCCGTGCCTCGTCGAGAGCCTGCTCGCTGGGCGTCATCTGCTGCCGCTGCAGCTCGTCGAACTGCTCGGCCTTGGCCTTGATCGCGTCGTAGTCCTTACGGGACTCGGCGATGCCCTGCCACTTCCGGGAGTGGTAACGGTGGTAGGCCTCGCGCTGCTCGACGGTCATCTCGGCGAGCGGCGTGTTCTCCGGGTAGCCCCTGTCGGGCGGGTTCGGAGGGTCTGCCGGTGGATCGGCGGGCGGGTCCGCTGGCGGGTCCGCGGGCGGGTCCACCTCCATGCGGAGGGTGCCGTGCCGCGCCTGTCGCGCGGCGATGAACTCCGCGGCCAGGGCCCGAGCGGCGGCCATCTTCGAGGCGTGGGGCAGGGCTGTGCGCTGCATGTGCTGCTCTCCCGTGTCGGGATGGTGGCGCCCGTGACGGGCGTACCGCCGGGGTGGCGGTGGATCAGGAAGCGAGCGACGCGGCGACGTCGTCGACGCCACGGAATCGCTGACCGGCCGGCACCAGGACCGGGCCGAGCTCGCCGTGCCGTTCGACTCGGTAACGGGTGCGCTTCAGCTCGGCGCCCTCGGTCGAGTCGCCGGCCGCGCGGTACAGCTGGTCCAGGTCGCGCTGGTTGAGCCGCAGGCCCGGGTCACCGGCGCGGGTGATCGGCATGACCGCGCACTTGCACTTCGCGTGGATGGGCATCAGGTCGCCGCGGCCGTAGATCCGGTCCGCGGCGGCGATGCACAGCCCGCATGACCCGCCGCGGGACAGGTAGGGCCGCAGGATTCGTCGGTAGCCGCCTGTGCCCGGCGTCTGGGACAGCACGTTCACGGTCGCCTGGGTGAGCGCCAGCTGCAGGTTGGTCGCGGCGATCGCGCCCAGCCTGCGCAGGCCTTCCGCGGCCGCGGTGCTGAGCGGCACGTCGGTGGACTGCAGGTACCGCACCGTCGCCGCCGGCCGGAGCAGCACCTCTTCGAGCGTTACCCCGCCGCGCAGGGACGCCGGCAGGTTCACCAGGGTGCTCGCCGGCACCGTCACGCCGAGCTGGCGGAGCACCTGCCGCAGATAGGCCTCGGTGAGCCGGCCGGTCGCCAACTCGGCGGACCGCACCACCGTGGACGCGCGGCCCACGAAGGCGGCCAGCTGCGCCGGGTCCCCGTGGTCGGTCACAGCGGCCCACAGCCTGCCCAGCTGGGCGATGGTGCGGTCGCTGAGCTGCCCCTGCCTGGCGGCGTGCCGGGTCGCCAGCCGGTCGTACGGGTCAGCCACCGGTCGCCACACCCGCCGGGCCCGGGAGGTCGCCGAGTGGCTCCTCGTCGTCGCCGCCGGCGGTCAGCCAGTCGTTGACCCGGGCGTCGAGCTCGCGCTGAGCCTGCCGCGGTGACATCTGCCAGACGTCGGTCAGGATGGTCAGCGCGGACATGCCCGACGCCTTGGCCTTGTACGCCGCGTCCGCCTTCGCCGCGAGGCTGTGCCGCTCGACCGGCGCCCACAGGGTCTCCATGTCACCCAGCTCGGCCCGGTTGGCCTCGCCAGCCAGCTCGAGCGCGATCGACATCATCAGCGCGAGCGCGGCCCCGTCGCGGGTGTTGCGGTCCTCGACCTTGAAGACCAGGCCCTCACGCTGCAGGGTCGCGCCCTCCGCCGAGCCGTTGGCTGCCTCCGGGCTGAGGAAGAAGAACGGGGTGCGGGTCACCGACATCAGGTGCTGCGCGTCGTCCTTGATCGCGCTCAGCACCGGCGTCAGGTCCAGCTGGCCGGACTCCCAGATCTCCGCCGCGGCATCCCCGAGCCCAGGCAGCATCCAGATCGCCGCCGGGTCAGCGGAGAACACGCCCTCGTAGTCGATCTCCTTGCCGCGCAGATCCTCGACCGGGTAGTCGTCCGGGTAGTGCTTCGGCAGGTTCTTGATCGCCCGCTGCCGGAACGCCTGCATCGTGATGATCACCATGCGCTGCAAGATCGTGTGGTTGATCCGGTCCAGCAGCGGGATGTGCCGCTCGAACTCGGCTAGCCCGTTCGGGTTCGCCACCCGAGCCCCGGGCACCCGCTTCGTGGCCAGGACGATCGGGTCGCCGTCCCAGTCCCAGGCGGCCGGGACGACCGGCGCCATCCGGGTCGACTTCGTGGTCTTCCTCGAGCGCACCGCCCGGTGCGCCGTGGCCCACTCGGTCGGCCCGTCGCCGAGGTCAACGCCGGCCGGCAGGAACACCACCGCGACGTCCTGCTGCGACACCGGGTCGTGGTACCGCTTGAGCATCGCCAGGATCCGCGACGGGCGGGCCACGTCGTGCTCGGTGATGGTGTTCCGCGGGTCCTCCGCGGTGATCACCGGGATCTTGCGGGCGTCCTCCGGGGCGTCCAGCATGAAGTAGCCGCGGCCCATCGACCGCGCGTACTCCGCCACCTGCTTGAACTGCACGTCGAGCTCGTTGCCCGCCCAGATACGGGCCGCGACCGCGTCGCCGTTCTCGTCGCCCTCTGCCGCCGTGCGGAACCCGACCGGGCGCTGCCGCTCGGTCACCACCCCGCAGATGAGCTCCTCGAAGTTCGTCCGCGCCTGCCGCTGGAACGCCTGGAACGCGGCCTTGGCGTTCTCCGCCCCCTTGGGCAGCGGCGGGTCACCAGCGTGCCGGTCGTGCAGCATCTGCAGGCGCGGCAGGTCCTCGTGCAGCTGCTTCGCCAGCCGGCGCAGCCACCATCCAGGGCTGCCGGGGGTGTCGACGTCGTCGAGGGGCACGTCGACTCCTTCCGGTCAGGTCAGCGCACGCGGTACGGGACGTAGAAGCCGGACGACGACCGCGGGGGCTTCGCGCCGGCGCTGAGCGCGTCCAGGCGGGCCCGCCAGGACAGAACCGCGGCCATCGCGGCGTCGAACTTCCGCTCTTCGGAGATCTTCGTGAGGATGAAGATCGTCTTGCCCTCGTCGTCAACGAGGTTGGTCTTCTTCTTGCCGGCGTTCCCGACGTGCCGGATCAGGTCCGGGTCGCCGGTGTGCGACAGCGCGCCGGAGTCGATGGCCTCCTGGTAGGCGCGGATCGCCATGCCCATCGGGCGGCGGTGGAAGGTCCACCACTCGACCACTTGGTCGGGGTACTTGCCCGCCCACTTGCCGACCGTCTCCACCCAGTGCGGTGGGTCGGCGTACAGCTTCCACACTTTGAACCGGCGCATCGCGTCCTCGAGGACGTCGTCGACCTCGTCCTCGGGCACTTCCCACCCGTCGTGGGCGTTCTCCGGCCGCTCCCACAACCCCAGAGGCATCTGCAGGCCGGTCGGGATGTCGGTGGCCACCAGCGCGGTGGCGTCCTTGAACCGCGCGCCGTCGAACCCCAGCGTGATGAACGAGCCCGGGGCGATGGTGCGCTCCTCCACCGGGTTGCCGTCGACGTCGCGCTCGGGGCCGAGCGCCTCGAACCTCTTCAGGTCGAAGGCCTGCGCGCCGGACCGTGTCCACCGGTTCAGCCACACCCGCTCCAGGTAGGCCTTGTCCGCCCCGGGCCTGTCCCACTGAGCAGCGATGGAATGGAACTGGCCTGGCCCGTACTCGCCGACCGGTCCGGTGGCTTCCGCGACAGCGTCGAGGCGCTCGTCGAAGTTCTCCAGGTTCAGCCCGTCCCGCGCCTGCCGGTGGAAGTAGAAGAGCCTCGGCTCGTCGATCTTGCCGGCGGCGATCAGCTGTGCCTCGCGGTGCAGGCCTTCGGCCACCGATCCCTGCCCAGGCTCGCCCGCGGTGCCGACGTACATGCCCCACGGGTCCTCCAGGACCCGCTTCTCCAGGTTGGCGACCATCGTCTCGTGGGCGTCGACCTGGCGGGGCAGGTGCAGGCGGTGGGGCTCGTCGAACAGCTGGAAGGTGGTGCGCGCGCCGTCTCGGGATCCGGGGGAGTTGGCCAGCGGCACCGCGCGGCCATCGGCCCGGCCGCGCTCGTCGATGCGCACGATCCGCTCGAGCGTGGAGTCGAAGTAGTCGGCGTCCGGGCCCTCGGTGCAGATGTAGTAGAGCGCGCCGAACGCGAGCTCCTCGACCTGCTCGACGGTGACCGCGAGCATCGGGATGTAGGGGCTCTTCACCGGCCGGCCGACGGGCTGGCCGTAGGCGTCGAACCCGTCGCAGCGCACCGGCCCCTCGGCGTGCAGCTCGGCGTAGACGATCTCGGCGCCGAACTCGGTCTTCGCCAAGCCCTTGCGCCAGGAGATGCCGACCCGCTTGAACCGTCGGCGGCCGGCCCACACGTGCCCCTGCGGGTACACCTCGTACGCCCGGTACAGCGCCGCACGCTTCTCGGCGTCGAGGACGTACGGCTGGCCCTGCAGCGACCCGGGCCCGAAGATCGACCGCTCCTCGAGGAAGTCGGCGATCTGCGGACCCAGCGTGGGCCAGGGCTCCTCCTCCAGCTCAGGGACGAGGAGGAGCGTCACTTCGTGTGGCGGAAGATGTCGCGCGCGTCGACGACCACCGACTCAGACCGACCGGCCGGGCGCGGTGCACTCGTACGCCGACCTCTGCTCTCACCCTCGGCGGACGCCGGCTCGACCTCCCACCGCAGCCGCAGCAGCGCCATCGGGTTCAAGCCGAGCCGATCGGACCACTGACGGGCCTCCTTGCCGGCGTTCATGTCGCCGAGCTCGGCGCGCACCTTCAGCCGGGCGTACTGGGCGACGTCACGAGTCCAGCCCAGCCGCTCCCACATCACGGCCTGGGGAGTGCGCCAGAGATCCCGCCAGAGCTCGCCCTCCAGCCGCTTCTGCTGCTTCTCCTGAGCACTCAGCAGCGCGACTGTGGACTGGACCTCCGCGAGCTGGCGCTCCAGTCTCCGCAAAGTGCGCCCGTCCTCGGACTCGGCCAGTTCCGCGGTGAGCCGCTCCTCGGACTCGCGGGCAAGTCGGAGCCGTACTTCCAGCCCGACGTCGCCCGGCAGCGGCCAGTTCGGCGCCCGCTTGCCGCCGCGGCCCGCACTCGACAACTTCGTCATCGGCAGGGTGGCGTTGCGCCGGCTACGAGTGCTCGGATCCTTCGGAGCAGGTCCCATGCCGGCCATGTCGTCGTCCTTTCCCCTGACGGGATGACACCCAGTTCGCCGTGGCGGCGGACGAAGTGCTGATGCACGCGGGTGACCGGGGACCCGGTGCCCCGAGTCCCCGGCCTATTCAGTTGTCCGCGGCGCTGCCATTCGCTGCGGTCCCCACTCGGCCCGCGCCGAGCCATTCCGGCGGCGGGCCTGACGGCACCGGCCGGAAAGAATGTCGCCCCGAAAACCCCAGACCCGTACGCGGCATTTTCCGCAGAACCGGCGGTCAGGGAAGGAGCGGGCCGGGGGAGGGGGGGTGCCCCCCACCCCTCGGAATGGTCGCGGAATGGCACTTCGGAATGGCGCGAGTCGCCATTCCCGCACTTCGGTGTCGCACTTCTTCAGTGCGCTGAGTGTCCAGCTGCTCGAAGGTTGCAGCGACGTGCGTGCTCAGGTCCGCGAGTGACGGAGCGGTCGGTGTCGTCGTGGCCCAGGTGCCACTCCTCGCCGGGCAGGATGCGCTCCCCGCAGCGCCAGCAGTCGACCTGCCCGGCGGCTACCGCGGGGGCCCACCCCTGGCGGGTCTGCTGGTGGGGGGAGCCGTAGCCGCGGGCGGTGGTGCCGCCGCGGCGAGCTTCATGCCGGGCGGCGCACGAGGGGCAGTGCCGGCGGCCGGCCGGGAGGGAGACGGAGCGGCATCCCGGGCAGAGGTGCGGTGCTCGCGGGCTCATCGGCTGGCCGTGGAGACACGTGTGCCGTTGGCAGCAGTGTTCGGTTTCGAGCACTGTCTGTCAACAGGACGCGCACGACGAGTGCGACGAGGCCGGTCCCGCAGCCCTTCCAGGTCCGCCTTCGCGTAGAGCGGGCGGCCCCTCGCGTCGAGCCCACGCGGGGCCAGGAGCGGCAGCCGGTCGGGGCCGGCGGGCTCGCTTGCCCACCGCCGCACCGTCCCCGCCGGAACACCGACCACGGCGGGGGCCTCGTGCGCCGCGACCAGCTGCACCCGATCCAGGATGCTCACGCCAGCCGCCACTCCTCCTGGTAGTCGGGGTGATCGGCGTACGGGAGCGCGAGAGCGCGGAGCGCGAAGAGCAGTGCGCTGCGGTAGTTGATCGGGTCACCGCGGACGATCAGAACACCGGCTTCGTGGTGGCGGAACTGGTCGACGATCAGCCGCTTGGCGTCGCACTCGGCCAGAACGCGGGCCGGGTCCCAGGCCAGCACATGCGCCACCGCCTGACCGTCGACGTCGGCGACGCCATACCCCGAGCGGGGGAGGGTGCCGTCGGACGCCACGATATGCCTGGACTGTGCCCAGACGCCCGCCCCAGACTCCTGCCACCTGGAGCCGCGCTGGCTGGCTTCTCGTGCGCGTTCCTCGTCCTCGGTGAAGCGTGCCAGCAGGAACTCGGCGAGCGCGGTCACCACTTCCTCCGTTGCTTGCGACGGGTCACCAGCCGGGCGCGGAGCCGCGGGCCCAGTTGGTCACCGCCGACCAGGTCGAGGATGTAACCGGGCGGGGTCATGTTGGTCATCGTCTCCTCCGAGGCTTGCGGGCGGGCGGGTGGCCGACGTGGTGATGCCCGCCAGCCGGACAGCGGTAGGCCAGGACCGCGCGCCCGTCGTACCGGCGGCGGTTCAGCTGCCGGGCCCGGTCCTGCGCCTCGATCTTGCTGAGCTTGTCCTTCTCGGGGAAGGGGCAGGCCTTCGCCTTCACAGCCACCGGTCCATGCGCTCGAGCAGCCAGGCCTTGCCCCTCTGCCATCGGCTGAGTTCCCAGTCGACGTCGACGCGGACGACGGCCTCGCGGCGCACGTGCACCTGCGAGCGGCCGGCGTCGAGGTCGAAGCTGAGCGTCTCCACGTCAGGGTCGCCCAACTCCTCCAGGAGCGTGAACACTTCCTGAGCATCGGTCCGCCGGAGACGGACGTACTGCCCGTCGACGGTGCACACGGTGACCCGAGGGGCGACGTCGGGCAGCTGGTCGTCGATGCTCATGCGGTCACGCCCAGCGTGCGGCCGAGGAACCGCCACTCGCGGTGGGTCCAGGTGCTACCGCACCGTCGGCATTCGATGCTGTCGGAGTAGGCGCTCGCCTGCAGCGGCGTCCCGCAGGTGATCTCCTCGCCGTCCTCGTCGAGCTGGCCGGTACCGACGGGGCAATAGCCGATGCGGGCAGGCGTCGGCTCGCCGTGGACGCGGCCGAGGTCGGTGCGCAGATCGCGCAGCCCCGACCAGTAGTCGGTCACCCAGTCCTGGGCGCAGACCCAGTCGTTATGGGTGGTGAGCAGGTTGATCGCGCTGAAGATCGTGAGCCCGTGGCGGGTGCCACGCGTGGGCCGGTGTCCGTGCCCACCGCGGACGGCCAGCTCCTGGTCGCCCTGCCCGGACGGGCGGGTGACGTGGCCGGCCGAGCAGATGGCGAACAGGCCGGTGGTGCGCGCGCCCATCTCGATGCGGACGATCCGGCGGTACTCGGTGGGCCGGTCGCAGAGCTCCAGCAGACCGGCATTCGGGCCGTCGGGGATCGGCAGCTCGACCGGGCATCGTCCGGCGCCGAGCATCTGCCGGCCGATGCGCACGCGGTCGGTCCACCGGTCGAGGAAGCCGACGACGCTGGTCGGCTCGTTGTCCCTCGGGTTGATCGACCGCTGCCGCGGCTGCCGCGGGCTCTGCACGAGGGCCAGCTCGGCGCGCGCCCGGTCGAGCTCGGTGGCCGCGCCGCGGGCCTGGTCGCTGCGGGGACCGAAGACGGCGACCGCCCGGTCGAGGGCCTTGCTCGCGGCCGCGGCCTGCTCGGTGAGGTCGGCTAGCAGCTGCTCGCGGTCGACGTCGTCCTCGCCCGGCGGGGCTGGCGCCGGCCGTGCGTCGGGGACCCAGGTGCCGCGGGTGGAGCGGAGGTCGGTGAGGGCGGCCGCGGGGATGCTCGCCGGCACCGGGGCGACCGGCTCGTCCTTGATCCGCTTCCGCCCGCCGTCCTGGGTGCGGGGCGCGGAGCCAGCGGCGATGACGAGCTCTAGGCCGACCGCGAGCTCGAGCACCTCGGTGAGGGTGCGCTTGATCCGGTCGGCGCACGGGCGGCAGGTGAGTAGCCCGTCGGCCCGCGGCCGCGGCGGGCGCGGCCAGAGTTCGGTGCGGGTGCGGTCGGCGCAGCCGAGCACGCACAGCTGCTCGGACGTAGCGCCCGCGGAGCCGCATCCGCCGGGCACCGTGCACGGCGGCGGGTGCGCGCCGGGGCCTCCGTGGCAGGCGCAGTTGCCGCGGCAGGGGCAGGAGGAGGTGCTCACTGGTCGGGGGTCTCCTCGGTCGGTGGAGCTTCGGCGGGGATGAGGTGGGAGAGGCCTGCGCCGAGGACCTCCTGCAGATGGATGACGAACTGCCGCTGGGTGAGATGCGGGGCCTGGCCGACGAGGGCGGCCATGCCGGCGACTGCCTTGCCGAGCTGCGGGTCGGACAGGTGGTCGACGGGGAGCCGGAGCTCGAGCAGGAGGTGACGGGCCGTGAGGTGGGTGAGCGTGCGGCAGTGGTCGGGCATCGGGTCGTCTTCGCCGGCCGGGATGCAGCGGCCGGCGAGCTGGTAGATCCCCTTGCGGGTGACCTCGCAGTCGCAGTCGCCGCGCTCGTTGGCGGTCGCCGTGGTGGTGGCCAGGTACCGCTGCAGGTCGGTGATCCGGGTGAAGAAGGGCTCCATGGCGCGGAGCTCGGTGGCGCGCATCAGCTGGCCGTCTCGGTGGTCATCAGGTTCCTCCTGGGCGGGAGCGGCGGCGTCCCCGGCGGGTGCGGCGAGGACTGGCGGTGCGGGGTGACGGCGGATCGGGTGGGCGGGCAGGCGAGGCGCGGGTGGGCGGTGAGCCACCCGACCCGACCCGACCCGACCCGTCCCGATCCCGTCCCGCCCCAGACCGATCGGTCGGGATTCGGTCGGTGCGCGACTCGGGCGCCGCTACTCCCGCGGGGGCGGGGTGCGTTGCGCCTGGTGCGCTGTCCGCATTCGGCTTCGCGACTCCCGCCTGGCTGGCGGGGTGCTGATCGGCCGGCGGTGGCGCCGCGACTCCCTGGGCGGGGTGCGTTGCGCCGATGGTGCCCGTACCCGGTGCCGCGACGCCCACCTGGTTGGTGGGGTGCTGGTCGTCGGGTGCGGTGGTGCTCCGGGCCGGCGCCGCAGCGCCCGCCTGGGGGGCGGGGCGCGACACCTCCGACCCGGACGTCGTGGGGGTGTCGAACAGCTTCGCGCGTTCGCCGATGACCGCGCCGGCGGGGACGGGGTGGCCGCGGTCGGCGAGCTGGTCGACGGTGGAGCGGATGAAGATCAGTGGGGAGGGCGGGGGGCGGAGCTGCCAGCGGGCGTCGTAGTCGGCGCGGGCAGCGGGATCGTCGCGAGCGTCGAGCCACTCCTTGCCGCGGCGGCCGTTGCAGCCGCGGCAGGCGACGACGAGGTCGTCGGGGCCGGTAGCGCGCTGGCCGGCATTCAGGTGGTCGAGGGTCTTGCCGCGGGCGGAGCGGTTGTCGGAGGGTTGGACGACGCGGCCGCACCAGCGGCAGGCGTCGCCGTCGCGGAGCCAGGCCGCCACCTGGAACTCGGGGTTCTGGGTGTCGGCCTTCTGCTGCTTCTCCCACGCGACTTCGGCGGCGAGGCGGATGTGAATCAGCTCGGGGGCGTCGTCGATGAGCTTCCAGCGGCGGCCGGCGCCGCGGCCGTCGAGTGGCCGGATCAGGCCGGCGCGTTCGCAGCGGCGCAGCAGCTGGCCGGCGACCTGGCCGCCGGCGAGGTTGATCTGCCCCCGGGTGATCACGTAGTCGGTGGAGCTGTTCGCCGACAGCGCGGCGAGCTCGAGGAAGAAGCCGCGGCAGGCCGGGCCCATGAGCGGGGCGGCCGGGTCGTTGAGCGCGAGGACGCGGGGGTCGGTGGCGAAGGTGTCGCCGACGCGCAGCCATGCCACGGGGCGTCACCTCCTCCAGGTCGTGTCGGTGCGGGGCAGGGTGGTCGGGTGGTGCGGGGTGGGCGCGGGGCGTCCCAGCGGCGCGCTGGGGCGGCGGACCCCCGGGTGGTGTGCACGGGTCACCCCGAGCTGATGGGGGTCAGAGCCGACGGCGCGGTCGCGGCCTGGGGCAGCTGCCGGTGCGGCGCGGGCCGGACGGGCGGGCGCGGTGGCATTCGGCGCACGAGCTGCTCGGGCGGCACCTGGCGGCCGGTGTGCCGGGCCGCGTGAGCGAGCTGCGCGAGCCGGATCTCCTCGGCCACCTCGTCGAGCGGCACCCGCGGGGCGACCGTCTCGGAGCAGGTCGGGCACGTCCACCGGTCAGCGACAGCGGTGCCCATCACGGCGCACCTACCGTGGCGGTCGTGTGGACACCGACACCGGACGAGGACCTCGAGCGCGAGCTGCGGGCCGCGCTCGCCCGTCCCGGCGCATCTTGGGTGTCCCCGCCGAAGCCGGTCGCCGTGAGAGGTAGGCCCGGACACACCGGATGGCTGTGGGGCCGGATGCGCACCGCCGAGGGCGCCTGGCTCGGCCTGGCCACCGTCCACCAGGGCTTCTTCTTCGAGCGGCCCCTGCTGGACTGGTACCGGGCCGAGCAGCTGCGCGTGCTCTGAGCAGTCACAGCCGTCGACCACCCGGGGGCCGCAGCAGCTCGCCCTCAGCGCCGGTCGGGTTGTCCATGTGCCGCTTGAAGATCTCGGAGATCGCAGCGGAGGACCGCCCCTCGGGGAACGAGGCGGAGGCCGGTTCGACGCCGTAGAAGAACGCGAAGTGGCGGCAGATGGTCGCCGAGTCGGGGTTCTCGAAGGCGATCACACGGTCGATGCGGCCCGGGCGCTTCAGCGCCGGGTCCAGCCGCTCCGGGTGGTTCGTCGTCAGGATCGTCACGAGCCCGTGAGGCGTGGCGACGCCGTCGAGCGCATTCAGCAGACCGGCGGTCGAGATGTCCTTGGTGGAGCCGGCCTGGACCGTCCGGGTGGTTGCTGCGGTGAGGGAGTCGATGTCCTCGAGCAGCAGCACGCCGTGCGGCCTGACCTCGGTGAGCAGGTCGACCAGCTTCACGTCCTCGGCGATGCCGCTCAGCTGCGCGTACCAGAGGTCCATCGAGAGGGCGTTCGTGATCGCCTTCACCGCGCTCGTCTTCCCGGTTCCGGGAGGGCCGGTGAGGAGGTAGGCGCGGTGGTACGGGATGCCGCGGCGCACGTAGTCGCCCTCGCGGTCACGGAAGTCCCGGAGGTCCCGGTACAGCTCCTCCAGGACGTTGCCGGCGGCCACGACCGACTCCATGGTGCGGGCCGGCAGGTCGCTGCGACGCTGCCAGTGCGACCACCTGTCGAGCACCATCAGACCGGGCTTGCGCTTCTCGTCCTGGCGCGACTGGTCGAGGCGGCGCATGAGGTCGACCACGGCGTCCCGGCCGGCCTGCGAGCGGGCCTGGAACACCAGCCTCGGCGGCGGCAGGAACCGCTCGCTCTGGACCGGGCCCGGTCGACCAGCGGCCGGCGTGCCGGGACCGTCGACGAACACCTCCACGCCGTGCCCGTCCACGGTGATGCGCTGCCTCGTCTCGCCGTCGATCAGGAACCGCAGCTGGGGGATGCTCGGCTGGTCGGGGCCCGACGGTGGCCGCTCGGTGCGAGCGAGCAGCGCCCGGCGCCCCAGCGTCTCGTGGTGATCCATGAGCCACTGGTTGACGGCCACGAACAGGTCGTCGTCGGCGGCGATCGCCACCTTCCAGGACCGCTGCTCCTTCCACTCCTCCCAGAGCCGCTTCCCAGCCTCCTGCGCGGCGGAGACCGCCAACGCGGTGAGAGTGGGCAACGGCAGCTGCTTCGGCCGCTGAACCGGGCCCGTCGTCCGGCTGTCCATCAGCGGCCGCCGGAGATCTTCGGGCCGTCGCCGGGGGTGCGGTTGTAGGCGGTGGCGATCGCCATGGCCATCAGCTGGTGCAGCGGCCCGTCCTCGAAGTCGCGCAGCGAGCTGGCGGAGGCGCGGAGCTGCTCGGGGCGGGTCTTGGCCAGCGCCGTGCGGAGGCGCTCGACGTCGATGTTCGGGTGGAGGTGCAGGAGCTGGCCGACGCCGGTGACCAGCGGCGCCTGGTAGGCCGCGGCCGCGGTGCCGTAGGCGGCGAAGAGGACCGCCAGGGTGCCGTCGAGCAGGGCCGGGCCGCCGAGCTTCAGCAGCTTCTCGGCGGCGCCGTAGGAGCGCATGACGCCGTCGGTCGGTTCGGGGCCGACGCGGAGCCCGTGGGCGGCGGCGATCGCCTCGACCTCGAGCACGACGGGGTCGCCGGATCCGCGGCGGGCACGCCACCGGTCGAAGCCGGTGAGCTTCTTGGTGGTGCGGTCCAGCTCGTGCATGAGCGCGGCTTCCTGGGCGACGGTGAGGCCCTCGTGGACGTTGCAGGGCAGCCACACGTCGCCGCCGGCGGGGGAGACGCGGGCCGCGGCGGCGGCGCGGTGCTGGCCGTTGATGACCGCGTACCGCTTCCCGCCGTCGGCGTCGGCGCCCTCGCCGCGGTCGGAGACGTCGATGACGCCGACCATGCGCGGGTCCCACGCGGCGACCATGCGCTTCACGCGGGGCTCGTCGAGGGGTCGCTGGTAGGAGTGGTCGACGCCGAGGTCGCGGGCCTGCAGCACGGTGACGTACGTGGAGGAGGCGGTGGGCAGGGCTGGCGTGTCGCTGTCGGGGGCGGGCTCGGCCTGAACGTCGATCTCGGCGGCGGGCTGGTCGGCGCGCACCGGCTCGACGTCGCCGGGCTGCTCGCCGAGATCTCCGACCGGCTCGGCCGGCGGGTCGGCCTCCTCGACGAGGATGCCGCGGTCGGCGAGCTCGTGCTGCAGCTCCTCGAGCCGCTGGTCCTGCTCCTTCCGGAGGGCCTCCCGTGAAGGCATCGGGGTGTACGGCGCCGGCGACATCGGGGGCGGGCCCTGCCGGCCGTCGAACACCCAGTCGACCAGGGCCTCGTCCCACCAGCCGGTGCGCTCACCGATGGCGTACACCTGCTCGACGGACTTGGTGCGCAGCCGCTCCTCGATCGCCCGAGCGGCGCGATCGAGATCGCCGGACAGCTCGATAGGCGGGTGGAGGTCGGCGGGGGACGTGGTCACAGGAGACTCCTCGGGGAAGTGGGACGACGGCGGGGGCGGTTCCAGAGCGACGGCAGGTCGACGGGGTGCTGAGCGGTTCTCCGGCAGCGCTGGCACATGCAGCCGCCTTTCGGGAACCGCTCGACGATGTGGCCGAACAGCCAGCAGGTGACGGCAGCGCGGACGCTGACGGAGAGCGGTTCCGGGTCCCGGTGGCAGCCGCTCACCGCTCTTCGGCCTCGGCGTGCTTGTGGCGCACCTCGGCGGCCGCCAGGTCGAGGGCGCGCGCCAGTTCCTCCGGGGTCGTGCAGGCGGCGAAGTCCACCCGCACGTCGACGTGCACGCCGTACCCGTCGGCCTGGGCGCGGAGCTGGTGGCGGCTCATGGGGCACCGAACTGCTGGGTCCAGTAGCGGACGCCGGCGGCGCTGACGGTTGCCGCTGCGCCCATGACTGTGAAGGTGCAGTCGAGGACGTTCGCCCGGTGGCCGGGGGACCCCATCCACCCTTCGTGCACCTCGGCGGCGGTGTCGTAGCCGGCGGCGACGTTCTCGCCCCACGCCTGCCAGCGGCCGGGGTAGCGGGAGTGGTGCATCCGGTTCTGCGCGGCTTGCCGGTCGGCGTGCTGCTGGGCCTGCACCTGCAGGTCGGGGTGCGGGGTGACGGGCCCGCAGCCGTGGGTGGCCCGGTCGCGGTTGACGAGGTCGAGCAGGGTGGTGTCGGCCAGCGGCACGGGCTCGGGGGCTGGTGCAGCCGGCTCCGGGGCGGCGGGCGCGGTGGCAGGTGGCGTGCTGCGGGTGGCGCGGGACGCCGGCGGGGGGACGCTGGTCGTCGCCGGGCTGGTGGGGGCGAGGACGGGGCCGTCGTCGGGGCGCCAGGGCTGCGGATCGTCCGGCCCGGGCTCCGGGAAGACCGGGGCGGGAGTGGGAGCGGCGGTCGGCGTGGTGGACGTGACCGGGGCCTGCCGCGCGGTGGTCGGCGCGGCCTCGTCCTGCTGGCCGGCGCCCGGCTGGCCGGTGACGACAGCGAGAGCCGCGGGCATGACGAGGCAGACCGCGGCCAACGCGGCGAAGAACCAGCGAGCGGAGACCCCCCGGTGCGGAGCAGAGTGCCGGCTCACGTCTGGCCTCCGTCCCCGGTGGGGGGCGCGGCAGCGTCGAGCAGAGGGGCCAGCGGACCAGCGATGAGCTCGTCGGCGAAGGAGCGCCAGTCGGTGGCAGGTGGGCCGTCCTCCTGGACCACGAAGCAGCGGCCGTCGCGCCACGTCGCTGCCATCGTTTGCGCGATCTGCCCGCGCAGTTCCTCGGTGCGCCCGTCGTCGGCAACGAGCTCGGCGGCGCGCGGGCAGGCTGCGTTGAGCGCGTCGATCAGCTCCCGCACCGACCGGGGGCTGAGGTTCGCCCACATGGACCGGGCGCTGGTGCCGAGGCCGCGCTCGGGCTCGTCGATGACCACGCGCGTGCCATGTTCGCCCCGCTGGACGGTGATCCACTTCGCGCAAGACGTCGAGATGCGCTCGCCGTGGTCGCCCTGCCCGCCCGGAAAGGCAGCGGGGTGGGGGGCGTGGCCGTGCGCTTCGAGGAACTGCGCCGCGAACTCCCGGACGCCGATGTGCCCATGCCGGGCGGCGACTGCGGAATCCCAGTCCCGCACCTCGGCGAGCGCCGCCCACGCCTCGGCTAGGGCGGTCTCGGCGTAGTCCCGGGTTGCGGCGTCCTCCTCGGCCGGGGTCGGGCGAGGGATCGACGCGACGACGCGCCGCGCCCAGTCGTCAGCCTCGCCCGTGTTGTCGGCCACGGAAGCCGGGGCGGGGCCGAACCACATGCACCCGCACGCCTGCAACTTGCCGCCGACCGACCCGACGGCGGCGGTGCAGTAGCCGTCGCGGTGCGAGTAGCGACGGTGCCCGCAGCGGCACGCCTCGTCGTCCCGGCCGGCGGGCGCGTCGAAGTCGCCCCTCTGGGCGCCGGTCATGACAGCTCCACGTCGAAGAACACGGCGGCCTGACCGCTCAGGCCCGTCTCGTCTCGCACCCAGGTCCGCTCGCCGGGCTCTCGTCCAGCGGGCCGCCAGTGCCCCCACTCGCATCGGGGGTTGTTCAGGTTCCACACCTCGCCCGCGTTGAAGTCGCGGCGCAGTGCGGCCATGGCGAGGTCGCGGGCGGTCTCGACGGAGTGCGTCCGGACCACGCACACGCCCTCGACCTCGTCGTAGCCGAGCAGCATGGCCTCCGGCAGCTTGCGCGGGCGGTAGAGGCGGCCGTCCGGGCGGTACACCGGCGTGGGCACGCGAGGCGGCTCGGGGAACGCCTCTACCTGGGCGGGCTCGCCCCTCTGGGCGCCAGTCACGAGAGCCGCTCCCACAGTGAGTCGCCGTAGGGTTCGCGCACCCGGTAGCGGCCAGGCTCCTCGGGCGGGCCGTCCTGCTCGGACAGCCACTCGTGCAGCGAGCAGGTGAACAGGTCGCCGTCGAGTCGCTCCCGCAGCGGGTGCTGAATCGAGAACATGCCCTCCTCCAGCACGACGATGTGTTCCGTCTCGCGCTCGGACAGCAGCTCGGCCACCGCATCCGGCCGAGGGCAGTCCACCCACGAGCACGTGACGTAGCCACCGCTCCCGACGAACAGGGTCTGGCCGCAGCCCATCGGGCAGTAGCCCGTGACTCCGGTGTCCTCGACGATCATCGGGTGCTCCCATCTGTCAGGCCGACGCGGTTCACGGCCGCGCGGAACTCGCTCAGTTGCGCCTCCAGGCGGTAGACCTCGCGCCACTCGTCGTCGGCGATGCTGGCCAGCCGCTCGGCGACCTCGCGTGTGGTCTCGATGCGGGCCTGGACGCCGGCGATGTGCGCGTCGACCTTCGCCGGGTCCAGCGGCGGCGTTCCGTCGTGGGCGCTGTCGCCCCTCTGGGCGGTCATCGGGACCACACCAGCAGGCAGCAGCCGAACGGGGGGCGCTCGTTCGGCTTGACCTCGGTGGCGCCGGGCTTGATGAACCGCAGACGGCCGGGCAGGAACCGGACCGACAGGTCGTACTCGGGCCGATCGCGGTACGGCTCAACCCACGTCTGCCACCACGGCTGCTCGGGGCGATTCGCAGGCAGCAGCATCACGATGGTGCGAAGGTCGGGTCGTTCGTCCCACTCGCGCCACGCCTTCTCGAGCCACCGGTCGAGACCGGAGTACGGCGGGTTGCACCACACCGACCCGGTCCACGGCTGCAGTAGCCCGTCCGCCAGGCGCGTGTAGTAGTCCGGCGTCTTGGCGTTGTGCGGAGCCGCGGCGACGTCGAGGGTGAACCGGTACTTGGCGTTCAGCTCGTCCCAGAAGTCCTGGGGCGTGCCGCGGTCGTCGATCTCGTCGTCGGCACCCTTGATGGTGACCTGCTGCGGGTGGTTGCTGGCCTTGAAGCCGACGAGGCTCACCGGTCGCCGCCTCGCTCGAAGTGGCCCATTGGTCGCTCCTTCTCGCCCCTCTGGGCGGCGGTCATCGGGTACTCCCGTCGGTCAGGCCCACGCGGTTGACGGCTGCGCGGAACTCCCTCAGCTGCGCCTCCATGCGGTAGACCTCGCGCCACTCATCGTCGGCGAGGCTGGTCAGCCGCTCGGCGGCCTCACGCGTGGTTTCGATGCGCTGCTGCACGTCGGCGATGTGCGCGTCGACCTTGGCCGGGTCGAGCGGTGGCGTCTCGTAGTCGCCCTGGGCGGGCTCGCCCCTCTGGGCGGTCACGACTTCGGCCCAAACTCACGGCGGTGGCGTGCGCGGTAGTCGTCGCCGTTCGGGCCGAGGAAATGCGCCCACAGTTCGGCCAGGTACTCCTCTGTGCACTCGATCCCGTCGTCGGTCGAGTCGCCGCCGTAGAAGACCGTGCAGTTCGGCAGCGCCGTCTGAAGTAGCCGGATCGCGCCGTAGATGTTGGGCCACGGTCCGCGCTCGTAGTGCTGGCCGTAGAAGCGCACCATCGTCGAGAGGGCGATTCGGGGGGCCGGGAACCATTCCTCGTCGTCGCGGTTGAGGACGTTGCCCGTCTTCTGCCAGTCGTCGGCGATATCGCAGCGGTTCTTCATGTAGAGGTTGGCGGCGGCCAGTTCCTCGTCGGTGACTTCACCCTCGGCGTACAGGTTGACGTCGATTCCCATCAGACTTCCTCTCGCGCGAAGTGGCCCTTCTGGGGCTCGCTGCTCATCGCGGCTGCTCCTGGTTCTCGGGAGAGGTGCGGCACGGCGGGACGCCCAGCGAGCCGAGCGCGGTGACGACGCGGTTGACGTGCCGCCACTGCGCCAGGCTGAGACGGACCAGCTCGCGGCCGTCGGGGTTGAGCTCGAGCAGCTCGATCGCGCGGGCCTGCTCGGCGGTGGGCCGGCGGGCGTCGGAGACGTCCCGCATGGAGTCGTGCAGCACGTCGGGGTCGGCGTGGCTGCTCATCGCCGCCGGTCCATGGCCTGCACCCACTGCACGAGCACCGCGGCCAGCTGGATGGCCTCGGTACGCATCGCCGCGGCGTCGCCCACGGCGGCGGCTTCGACGAGCTCGGCGAGTTCCTCTACGGCGATGTGCGTCCAGGACAACTGACCGGATCGGGCGGCGGCGTCGGTGTCGGCCTGAGCCGCCGCGGCGGTCGGCACGCCGTAGAACGCGGCCGCGCGGCGGGCAGCGCCGGCCCCGTGCAGCCGGGAGATCATCACGTCGACGTCCGGGTGGGCCTGGCGTCCCCACTTCGCGTCCTGCCGTGCGCGCTCGTCGGCGACCTCCAGGAGCACGGCGCGCAGACCCTCGCGCGGCAGGGCGGGGGCCGTCACTCGGCACCGTCCAGGCCGTTGCGGCGCAGGTAGTCCTCGTAGGAGCGCTCCGTGACCCGGAAGGACCGTCCGACGCGCACGGCGGTGAGCTCGCCGCCGTGGACGAGCCGGTAGACGGTCATCTTCGACACGCGCATCCCGGTGGCGATCTCGGCGACGGTGAGGAACTTGATCGGCGGGGGCGCGGGGACAGGTCGCGGCAGGGCCGGGATCGGCCGTGGGACGGGGCCGCGCTGGGCGGGGTGGGGCAGGCCGGCGTAGGAACCGACGCTCATCGTTGACCTCCGGTGGTGTGGTGACGCCGGGCCTGCCGGCGGGCGAGGATCCGCTGCAGGCGGTGGACGAGGACCGGCTCCGCGGCCGCGGCGGCGGGCTGCCGGATCAGGTGCGCGAGCCGCTGGTAGAAGCGGGTCGGGGTGATGCCGAACTGGTCGACGATCGCGACTTCCTTCGCGCCCGGGGTGCGCCACCACTGGTCGGCGAACCGCAGGATCGCGTGGTCCTCATCGGCCAGCGGGCCGACCCCGGGCTGTTCGACGGCGGTCACAGCGGCCGCCCGCGCTGGCGCACCCGCTGCAGGGTCACGGCGTCGATGACGCGCGGTGCTCCGCCGTCCACCCACGCGGCGACGGCGATCTTCCCGACGCCCGGGTAGGGGCCGCTGGCGACGTGCTCGCGGTCTGTGGCGGTGTGGCCGGGTGGCCGGGTGCACACGAACGGCATGTCGACGCCGGGCAGCCGGTCGGACTGCGCGGCGCACACGGCGGCGAGCTCGTCGTCGACGTCGGCCGGGTCGGCCGCTCCGAGCAGCGCGCTCACTGCTGCTCTCCGCTCTGCGCGGCCGGGTCCTCGGCGACGACCTCCGCCGGGTCGCCGAGCACCGCGTTCAGGGTGTCCAGGTCGGCGATCAGCACGTCGCGGGCCTTCGAGCCCTCCGACGGGCTGACGATGCCCAGCTGCTCGAGTTGGTCCATGAGCGCGCCGGCCTTGGCGAAGCCGACCCGCAGCTTGCGCTGCAGCATCGACGTCGACCCGAACTTGGACTCGACGATCAGCTCGGCCGCCTGGCGCAGCATCACCGGGTCCAGGCGGCCCTTCTCGGCCACGACCTCGGCCGGCGGCTTCCCGTCCGCGTCGACGTCGTCCTCGGCCTGGGGCAGGCCCAGCGGGACGGCGTCGAGGTTCCACACCACGGTCCCCGGCGCGTCGTCGGTCTCGGGGAGGCGGCGCAGCCAGCCCTCCCGCCAGTCGTCGAGCTGCGCGGCGTAGTCCGGTTCGATGCGCATCGGCATCAGCAGCCCGAGGAAGCTGTCCCCGCAGGAGAACACCAACGAGCTGGACGGGCCCGTCGGCTCCACTGTCAGCGGTCGGGCGTACACGCGGGCGGCGGTGGCGAACAGCGCCATCAGCGCTCCGTTCACCGCCAGCCGGGTCGCCGGCTTCCGCCGCTGCCCCAGGGCCCGGGACATCACCAGCGGCACGTCGGGGAACACCGGTGACTGCGGCTGCCGCGGCAACACGAGCTGCTTTCCCTCGAACAGGCCGCCGGTGTCGGTGATCGTGAAGTGCTCGAGGTCGATGTCCAGGCGCACCGTGTCGCCGACGTCTTCCTCGCCGGGACGGCGGCCCTTGAACAGGCCGAGGATCTCCTTCACGTCGGTGGGGGAGAGGTCGAAGGCTTCCAGCTGGCCGTCGTGGTTGGCCTCGATGGAGGCGATCGCCATGCCGGCCGTGTAGCGGTTGGTCGCGGTGACGGTGAGGTTCTCCTGGCCGACGTCGCAGCGGACGCGGTGCATCGCGGTGTCCTTGTCCGGGGCGGCGTGCACCACCACCGCGCGCAGCGCGTCCCGGAAGTCCTCCGTGGACAGCGTCAGCGACGTCACGGCTTGCCCCCGGTCTGCTTGCGGCGGCGCTCCAGCAGGTCGGTCGCGGACACGATGTCCATGGCCAGCTCCAGCGCGGAGGCCGGCTCGAGCGCGACGAGGACCTGCTCGCGGCTGTCGGTGAGGTTGCGGCGGCCCTCGAAGGAGAGGCGGACGAGCAGCTGCTCGCCGCCGCCGTCGGCGAGGGAGTAGCCGGCGAACGCGTCAGCGCGGACGGCGTCTGCGAGCAGGAGCTCGGTGGAGACCGCGGCCATCTCGCCCGCGGGCAGCGCGGACGGGTCCGGCCCGGTCACAGGTCGACCGCTTCGCTGATCGCGCGCAGCCGGTGGACGAGGGCGAACGCGCGCTCGGTGGCGGCGGCCAGGCGCTCACCGAGCGGGGACGCGGGGGGCTCACCGGGGTCCCGGGCCAGCCTGCTCTCCGGCATGGCGGTCTTCTCGAACTCGGGCGGCAGGACCGGCTTGAGCCGCTGGGCGAACGCGGCGACCTCGTTGTGCGCCTTGGTGAGCTCCTCGTCGAGGCGGTCGAGGCGCTGGGTGAACCGGGACGCCGACGCCGCGGTCGCCATCTTGGCGTCCACGACGGGGTCTCCGGACTTGAGCGACCCGTAGCGGGGACCGATGTACTCGCCGGGCATGGACTGCGGAATGGGGACGGTCACGCTGATCTCCTGGTGGTCTGTGAGGGAGCGGAGACGGGCAGGCCTTGGCGGGCCCGGTCGAGGTTGCGGCGGTGCTTCCGGATGGGCTGCCGGACCAGCCAGTAGGTGACGTCGGCGTCGGTGGGCCACCGCCCGCCAGCGGCGCGCGCGGCCGCGGCCCGGCGCCGCCAGCGGCTGAGGGTGCGGACGGCGACGCCGTATCGGATGGCGGAGGCGAGCAGCGTGTAGCGGTCGGCGTGCTCGAGCGCGGCCCGGATGGTGCGGGGGTCGATCGCTGGGGCACCTCGCCCGTGGGCACCGGCGGGGCGGGCGCTCGACGTTGGCCGCCCCGCCGGGCGCTCCTGGGGCGCGGTCACGACCGCCACCCGCCGTGCTGCTGTGCTGCTGCCGGGGTGTCCTCGTACGGGTCGAACACGGGCCGCGCGGCCGGGGTGAGCACCGTCGGGGTCGGGCAGACGTGCTCCTCCCAGGCGGGCTGCAGCCGGGCCGGCTGCCCGTAGCGGCGCGCGTACGCGTGCCCGTGCAGCGCCCACACGGTGATCCGGCCGCCGTCGACCTGGGCCGGGTCTACGACGATCGGCTCGTCGGTGTCGACGTCCTCGACGTGCACGACCTCGGCCCGACAGCCCGGGCACCTGGTCCGGAGGAGCCGCTCGGCCAGCGGCAGCGGCGCGTTCACCGGGCACCGCCAGCCGCCCGCGGCGGGGCGACGTCGACCCGGGCGCCGAGCGCCGGCGCGCCGGTGACGAACACCCGCTCGCCGGGCACGAACCCGCACGGAGTGAGCCGGTTGATCAGCTGCACCAGGGTCATCCGCTGGCCGCCAGCGACGTGCCCGGAGTCGATCTGGTCGCGGCGGTAGCGGCGGGTCGGCACCGGGCCGGGGTGCTTGGGGACGGCGACCATCAGCTCGACCGGCATCTGCGCGGTGCCGTCCAAGGTGGCCTGGGTGCGGATCTCGGCGAGCCGGTCCATGCACTGCTGCGCGGTCTGGCGGGCCGCGTACTCGTGCACCGCGGCGAGCTCCTCGCGGGTCGGCCTGCCCAGGCCGCCGAGGAGCGCGCGGACAGCGGCCGGGAGCCGGCGGCCGCACAGCGTGCACACGCGCATCGGCGGCGCGAGCTGGGCGGCCGGGACGCCGGCCAGCTTCCGCGGGGCCCGGCCGCACAGCGGCGCCCCGCCGGGCCGGTTCAGCACGTGCACCGTCTGACCCGCCGGGGTGGCGGCCAGCGGGGTGCCCGGGGCCGCGCGCAGCAGGGTGGCCGCCGGGAGCAGCGTGAACACGTCGCCGCTCACGGCCGGCTCCCGGTGACCCACCGCTTCCGGTACGGGAGCGCGACCGGCACGGGGGCGGACAGCCGCACCGGGGCCAGCACCAGCGCCGTGCCGGCGTCCCACGCGGCCACCCCGCCGACGACGGGGGCCAGGACGAAGCGGCCCACCCGCTCGGCGGTCACTCGCTCGCTCCGTCGACCACGAGCTGCTCGACGTCGGACAGCGTGTAGCCCTGGGCGACCAGGAACCGCAGCCACCGCGCCCGGTCCTTCAGCATCCCGACGTCGCCTCGCCAGGAGTCCTTCGCCATCGACGACTCGATCGCGCCGGCGACGTGGGCCAGCAGCTGCAGCGGCAGCCGGGCGTCGGGCACCTGCTCGCCGCTGGTCAGCGACTGCGCCGGGTCGCCCCAGGTGCGGCCGGGCTTCACCAGGCCGAGCTGCTCGGTGGCCGCGTCACCGTCGCCGGCGGCGGGCATCCCGGTCAGCCACCGCTCGAAGATGCGCGGGTTGGCGGCGAGCTCCTCGACCGCGAACCGCAGCACCTCCTTCGGCGCCGACCGGCGCGCCAGGAACTCGCGGATCCACGTGCGCCGCACGGCGTTCGCGGCGGCCATCGCCTTGTTGTTCTCGATTACCTCGCGCCGCTCGGCGCGGGCGGCCTTCTTCTCCTCCTCGGTCTCCGGCTTGGGCGAGCCCGACGCTGTCGACGAGGCCCACCGGTCGACGTGACCGTTGGCCTTCCAGTCGGTGCAGATCTCCTCCTCGTGGAGGCGGTCCTCCCACGACGTCGTCGCCAGGTGCACCGCCGCGCCGGGACAGGACAGGTGCTCGGCCTCCCGGTCGGCCAGCCAGGTGCCGTCGGCGTCGTTGAGCCGGGTGAGCCGCGCACCGGCGGGCGCGAAGTCCTCCACGACGACTCGGCCGGCGGCGCGCAGCTCGGCGGCGCGCGCCTGCAGCTGCGCGTCGGCCTTCCGCTGGCGCTTGATCTGCTCGACGGCGTGCGCGAGCTGGCCGGGGCCCCGCTCGGCCGCGTGCAGCAGCCGACCGCGGGCCTCGGGGTCGTCCGCGAACAGCGCGATCACCGCGGCCGACTCCAGGTCGAGCTGCTGGGCATCGACCTCTGCCGCGGACTCCGGGTCCAGCCGGGCGACACCGGCCGCCTTCTTCACCCGCTTCTGCCCGAGCCCGGTGCGCCTGGCCACCTTCGCCACGGGCATCCCGAGGTCGAGCATCTGGGCGACGCCGCGGGCCTCTTCCATCGCGGTCAGGCCCTCGCGCTGCAGGTTCTCCGCGAGCATCGCGCCGATGTGCTCGGCGACGCCCGGGCTGTCGTCGGAGTCGACGGCCAGGTCAGCGCGCACCACGCACGGCACGGCGTCCAGTCCGGCGGCGATCGCCGCGGCCGCGCGCCGGTGCCCGGCGATCAGCTGGAAGCCGGTCCCGTTGATCGGAACGACGGTGAGCGGCTCGATCACGCCCTGCTCGCGGATCGACTCGGTCAGCCCGGCCAGGTCGCCGAGGTCGGCGCGGATGTTGCGCGGGTGCGGGGCCAGGTCGTGCGGGTCGAGCAGCTCCACTCGCAGCTCGGTGGACTCCATGGTGGTCACCAGATGACTCCCTTCGCGCGGCGTCCTCGCGGGGACAGCACGTAGACCTCTTCGGGGGGACAGCCGGGCCCTCGCACGTTGCGCAGCTGCCCGGTCTTGACGGCCCAGCCGTCGGCGACGAGCTCGGACAGGCGGGGCGCGACCGAGTACCGCTCGGTCTTCGAGTCGAAGGACCGCCGGTACCAGTTCCATGCCTCGATCGCCGTGGTCCCCTGCGGGCCGATCTGCACCAGGTGCTGCAACACGCGCGCCCGGAGGCTGCCGGCGCGGTAGGCGACCAGCCGGGCGGCGGTCGCCTCACCGGCCGTCGCGTCGGCGTGCACCGCGGCGGCCGGCCGAGCCGGGTCCGGCAACGGGTAGGAAGTGCGCTGCACCACACCCGCGCCGGAGTCGACCGGAGGGCGGGCCGCGAGGTCCTCGTCGGGCACGACGAGCCACTCGTACACCTCGGCGCCCGGCATCAGGTCCGCCGAGCACACCGGGCCGATGAAGTAGCGGACGACCGGCCGTCCGGTGCACGGCTGGCCGTTGTGGCGGCGGATGCAGCGCAGCTCGCCCACGGGCCGCTCGACGACGGTGGTCACGCGCCCGGGTCCTCGGTCGACACGACGTCGATGACCGACACGTTCCGGCCCCGGATCCAGCAGGGGCCGCCGTCGCTGGCGTCGAACTCGACGAGCGTCGGGTAGTTCTTCGCCGCCGCAACGTCGTTGCGCAGGCGGTGCGCGTACGCCTTCGCGTCGGCGGTGGGCATCGGCACCGTCGCCAGCCAGGTGCCGGCCACTTGCACGCGGACGACGCCCAGCGTTCCGAAGCCGGCGGTCACAGCCGCACATCCAGGCGCGTGCCGAGCTCCACCACGGCCCCGGGAGGGGTGCCGGGCTCGGCCGGCTGCTCACGGCGGTCCCGCTCTGCCAGCGTGCGGCCGACCGCCAGTCCGAGCGCGACGGCCAGTCCGCCCCAGGCGGCCAGGAACAGCAGCACGTAGACCGCCGCCTGGGCGCCGGTCACCGCTGCCGCCGCGAGTCGCGGGTTCGCTGGGCGAACACCTGCTCCGCCTCCGCGCGCACCAGGTCGCGCAGCGCGGGACCGTCGACCTGGACGCGCACCACCGGGGCGCCCGCGCGGTCGACCAGGCGGGACACGCGCGAGACCGGGTTCTTCAGCAGCCGCACGGCGGCCACCGCGGCGCCCGCCGTGGCGAGCCCACACGCGACCACGGCCTGCTCGAGCCGGAACCTCATCACGACTGCGCCTCGATCCACGTGTCGAGGAAGAACAGCCCGACGGCCAGGATGACGAGCGCCAGGACCACCGCGGCCGTCAGCCAGACGAACCGGTGCGCGGCATCGCTGCCCGGCTCCGGGCGGGGCCGCGGGGCCGGGACGGGCGGCAGGTGCGGGATGCGGGGGATCTCGACGGTGTCGTCGTCACGGACCGGGCCGAGGAGGTCGGTGCGGAAGTCATCGGCCCCGGGAACCAGGCGGAGGGGAGCGAGCATGGGATGATCCCTTCTTGTTGGAGCCCTTCCGCGCGCTGCCAGGCGATGAGCGGGAGGGCTTCGGCGTCTACTGAGAGGCGGGCGACCGGACGGCGGGGAAGCGCCGCCCGGTCACACGCCTTCGAGGTGCGGGTGTTGCGGGCCCGGCCGGCGCCACGGGGGGAGCGCCGGCCGGGGGCTCAGGAAGCTCCGGCGGTGTGCCGGGCGAGGCGGCGTCCCTGGTGGTCGCCGGCGGCCGGGACAGCGCGCATCAGGCTGTCCAGGCGGTCGAGTTCGGTGAGGTACTGCTCGACCCGGCGCAGCGACGCAGGGTCGTCCCGCAGGTGCGGTGCCCCGGCGATGCGGGCCAGGTAGGCGTCGTGCTCGGCCTGTACCTCGCGACGGCGGGCGGCCAGCCGTGTGCTGTCGAGCTGGCGGCGCCGGCCGGCGCGGTCCTTACACGCCACGGCTTTCCGTCCGGGCGTGGGGGTGTAGGTGCCGGAGGCCTTCTGCATCGCCTTCGACAGCTCGCGCACCTGTGCCTCGCTGGCGGACGGGTTGATCCGCACCTCGTGCCCGTCAGGCGCGGCGTACACCAGGAAGCCCTTGGAGTTCACGCCGGTCTGCCGGTAGCCGAGGCGCTCGGCCTCGGCGAGCAGGCTCTTCACGAGCCGCTTCACGAGGCCCTCGCCATGACGTTGCGGACGGCGGTCTCCCCGGTGGGGTCGCTGTACTCGAGCACGTAGCGCAGCTCGGAGCGGGCCTCGAGCTCGACGCGCTGCTGGGCCGTCAGCTGCAACTTCGCGGCGAGGACCTGGCCGAAAGGCAGGCCGGCGACCGTGGAACGCAGGTAGGAGCGCACCATCTTGGCGACCCAGTTCGGCGACCGGTGGATGCCCGCAGACTCGAGGAGGCTGTGAGTGTCCCGGATCAGCTGCTCGGGGGTGGCGGCCGTCGTGGAGCACCGCGCGCTGGGGGAGGCCGTCAAGCCTGGTGGGCTCATCAGGAGGCCGCCGGCGCGGTCATGCCGTTCAGGACGGTCGAGGGGAAGCGCAGCCCTCCGGAGGGGAGGCGGACGTGGTCGATCTGCCCGTTCGACGCCCATCGGCGCACGGTGCCGGGATCGACTCGGAGGGCCTGAGCGACCTCGGAAGTCGTGAGCAACCGGGGGACCTGTGACATGCACAGGATGCAACACGTTCGGGTGACCCGTGTCAAGCACAGGTCGCCGGGTCTATTGCGCGTTCTGCGCGTTATGCATCAAGATGTGTGCATGACAAGCACCCAGCCGAGACTGGCATGGATCCCCACAGCGCACAGCTTCGGCGCGCGCCTTGCGCTGGTCAGGCAGCGCATGGGGTGGGGGAACGTCAAGGAGGCCGCCGTCGCCTGTGGCATCCCCGTCGAGTCGTGGCGATCGTGGGAGCGCGACGGCGTGTCGCCGCGACGCATCGTCGACATCGCTCGGGAGATCAGCCAGCGGACCGGCGTCGACTACATGTGGCTGCTCACCGGCGAGATGCCGGCCGAGACCAGCCCCCGGCCGGATGGACCGGATGGGTGCGCCATCAGGGACTCGAACCCCGAACCCGCTGATTAA